GCTTCTGGAATTGATACCAGTTCGACTCGACATGATCACCAAAGGCTGCATATGGCATGATCTGATTGATCTGATAGGCTGGATTAGGCAGTGCGAAATCAAATGGGCCTGCACAGATGCTGGTGAAGGCAGTAGCAGACGTGAGAGCGAGCGCAATCGCCTGCTGTGTGACGTAGAGTGATGAATGGCCTGTGCTGATTGGCATAGCTCTCCTTTCTGCTGGGCTACAGCGTTCTCAGGCGAACGGCAGCGAATTTCCAGTCGCCAGTCGTGAGATCCATCGTGGGGTCATCAATGATCTGCCACCTCCGAGCCGTTCCTGTAATCCCGTCAATGACCACCTGATCAACGATGTAATCCTGAAAGAGAATGAGTTGCGGATTGTTCAACGGCAACATGGTGGTGTAGCATTTTACGTACAGGCGTGGATCAACTTCAGCGTCTAATGGAACCGCCTTGCTAATCTGCACGATGATGTTACTGGCAATGGGGTTCGCTACCCCTGTACGTGTGAAGTTGCACCGAACATCCTCAGCCAAGTCTCCACCTCAATTCTCCTAAAATGACTGTATTGAGTAGTTATCAAGCAACTTGAACGCCCTCTTCACCAGCAAACTTTCTCCCGTCAGGTCACCACGCAACGCGGCAGAGATGCGCCTATCTCCACTCGTGATGTCAACAGCACCGAGCGGGTTCAGTCGCTTGGCGAGAATATCGCTTGTCAGCAGTACACATGCCTCACGCACGTCATTGGGCATGGAAGCCGCTGGATAGCCTGCGGTATAGGTGATGGTAAGGAACAGGTTGGTTGACCTCGATAGAACTGGTAACAAGCTATAGGTACTTCCACCTCCTGATCCCGCAACAAGCCACGGCACGCTGATTACCTGCTGACCTCCATCAAGAATGGCTTGTGTTGCATCGTAGGACACGGGAGTTGCATTGTTCTGCTTAATCGTAATGCCGGTCTCCAGCGTGATCGGGAAATGGCGTGGACGAAACACCAGCATCTGTTGATTGTCAATACTTGCCCGCGGCGACGGCATACGCAACGTCTCGGTATAGACCGTTTGGAAAAGCGATTGCAGCAAGTAGTTTTCCATTTCCGCCGATGCACCCACAATCTGATCGGCCAGGCTCCCCATCACGCCGTCGCTACAGAGTGGTGTGGCCTGCGCATGAGCATAGACGAGTCCCGGTGCCTGGATGGTGATACTATTCGCGCCGATGGCCGTCGTAGCCCCTACAATGACCACCTCGCTACTTGGACCATCAAAGATGGTGATACGGTCATTGATGTTGAGCGCTACAGTGGTTACTGGCGTGATAGGAAGCGAGGTAGAACCTATACTCTGAGCACTCGACAGACGCGCGGTATTGCCAACGAGCGAGGCTGTCTCAAGCCCAGTTGGATTGCGCAGAAAGTCGAATACTGAGATATACAGGTTCATGCTTCTTGCTCCCTTGCAGCACGGCGTTGTGCTCGCTCGGCTTGCCTTGCTACACGGTCTGCCTGGAACGCCTCGGCATCACCACGGACTGGCTCAAGGCTTTCTAGTGTTTCCAAACGTGCCTCTAGCTCGTCTATTCTCTCCTCAAGTGAGAGAAGCGTTGGAGGTACAGTTGCCTCCTCCTCCACTCCTTCCAGATCAATCTTTGGAGCCTTGACTGGGGTAGTATCTTGTTTTGCCATAGTCTTCTCTCCTTTTCCGCTTAGGTGAGCATCGAAGCGCCCAAACTGTAAGTCATGCTATTTGCATTATTCGCGGTAACCACCACACGCCACGTATGAGGTAGTACATCAGATGCCACAGAGTTTGCCGCAACCGTCAGACCTGGATAGACCACATAGACGTTTGTGCTATTCGTCGTCACTGCCACACCGGTCAATTGTGCAGCATATGTTCCAGATGCCACGTCTTTGGCCTGGATAGCTAGCGTGACTGAGCCTGTACCTGCACTCGTCACGTTCAGCACAACACGCACGCCGCGTCCACCATTATTCGTCTGGTCTGCCGTCGTCTGCGTTGTGGTGAAAGCGGCAGATGGAATGAGCGTGATATCATTGCCGCCGCTGACCTTTACCTGGAGATTGCCCCCTGCATCAACGGTCGCCTGCCGCCACGGATAGGTTCCATCAGAGATTTGAATGTTGTTCCCGCCAGTGTCCGCCAAATTGACGGTATTGACCTGGAGGACTCCGCTACTTGCTGGTGCCACCGACCCGGCAATGGCAGTGAACTTGATCGGGAGGATATTCACATCTGGCCCTGGTGCACCGGTCAGGGTGTACCCCACCACATTATCAATACCATCAATACACCAGTAGATGTTGTCACCCTTGTAGTAGATGAAGTACTTGTGAACCGCATTATCCTGTGGCTGCTTGCCGTTCCCTGTCGAGAGCGACAGGTCTTGCACGGCAACACGCGTACCAGACTGATAAGTAACACACACCATTTTTCCAGCGGTGGTTACCTCAAAACCACAGGCATTGGTGAGCGGAGCCGCCGCCGTTGGCGAGCCTGGAGAGGTGCCCAAACCCCAGAAGAAGTACTGATTGACCAGAATCGGGAAGGGGATATTGACGCCCGTATAAAAGAGCAGCCAGCCCGGGTTCACAGGCGGGAAGGAAACAGCACTCTCAAGGTAGGAGTAGCCGTTAGCCGTGGTTCCCGTACCCAACTGGGTGCTCGTTAGTTGATTGTTGGCGGCAACACCACCACCGGATGCAACAGGCGCGAGCCACCTATTGGTGATATCTAGCGTAGACGTGTCAAAGCCTTCTTGGAAGAGTTGCGATGGCTCCAGGGCTACGCGCAACTCACCAGCCGCCATGATGGTTGCACTTGCACTGCCAGTCGCCGTTCCACTCAGAGTGGTTTGTGCAATGATTGGTGCTGACTTCTGTCCACCTGCACCCGTCGCATTGTCGGCAACAGGCGTACCTAATTGGATCGGGAGTACTCCCGTACCTGGTGCGTATCCAGTCGCACCTGCACGAGCGCCTCCACTATCGGTCGGTGTCGGACCTGATAAAAGCGCCATAGTGTACTCCTGCTACGATAGCGATATACCGGTGAGTAGCGCCCAGCCGCCCAAAAACTGGTTGATAACTGTTTCATTGAGATAGGCCGCATATGCCCATTGTGTCCAGTGCGATTGGTCAGGTGCATACTCCACGCACCACATTTCCCTATTCACTGCTACCCGAAATGGAGGCTTATCTATAGTAGCAACCGGGAAGGGAATACTGAACGAGCCAAACATGATCGTGCCCTGCATCATATAGGGCAGCATGACCACGTTGACGACGCTCCCAGTGGTCTGATTAATGTATTTGGTGACGCGCTGCCCACCTGTCAATTGCGCCATGCCTTCGCCGATTTGTTGTGTCACACGGAAGTTCGTACCCGCTGCCACCAAGTTGCTGAGCTTTTTGTGATCCTTGATACTGACAAACATGTAATCAGGATCAGCATGTGCGCTGAGTGCCATATTCTCAAAGATGGTGTCAACATCAGACAGAGCCAGCGCTCCATTAGAAGAGGCGACCTGCGCAATGATTGGTGTCTCACCGGCAATACCGAGAGAGCCAGCCGCGCCAAACGTGTTATAGATCAGAGCTTGTGCACCATCGAAGGTGAGTGGCAGGTTGAGGGTAGCGGTATCTGTAGATTTCACCACGATGGCTGTGTTGGTCGCGGTCACGACGGTTGAATATGCGGTGCCTGAAGTAAGAGCGGCGGCCAGTCCAAAGGTCACCGTAAAGTAACCCTGCCGGATCGTGTTAGCGGGCTGGTTCAAGGTGTTCGCAGATCCACCGATGAATTGTGTTGCGCTACCTTGCAGCCACATAGCAGAGTTAGCAGGTTGCGTTGCACCGATGCCAGCGTAGACCTGATACTTGGTGGCCGATGGTACGCAGTTGATATTCATGGTGATCGTGCTCGTTGCGCCAGTCGTCACAATGGAAGACGCAACAGCCGTTGCGCCGCCAAAGGCCAGCGTTTCGCCATTCGCATTGAGTGCAGTGACCAGGAGCCAGTACGTACCAGCGGTGAGCAGACCGCCCGTGGTTGCGGTGGACAGGTTATTGACAGGAGGGGGTGACCACAAGCGCTGACCACTATTGATCAACCAGAACTCCTCTTCCTGCATCAATGCCGGGATCAGTTTTGCCGCTACCGTCGCACGCACATCACCCTGGAACATCTTGCCGTACAGCTCACTCTCAAACGATACGATGTCACGATAGGCTAGCATCTTGGCAACGTTGGAGAGGCTAGCAAACTGATAGGAGAGTGCCGATGGAGTACCGAACTGTTGTACTGCCGCACCTGCTACAGTAGGACCAGTGCCCCCAAAGTAGTCCAACACAGTACGCCAGTTCACGGTGTCGATGCCCGGCATGCTATCACGCGGCGTCATGTTGCGTAGTGGGGTCATCTGTGGAATAACGAACTTTGCAGCCGGTTCCAGGTAGTAGCCGGTGAAGTTGGCGTTATTGCCTGCAAACGTACCGTCACGAGTGACTTCACCTTGCTGTAGCGAGTTGATGGTGTCCTGATTGAAATTGTCTATACCACGGAATGCGTTCTTTGCCACACGCTCAATGACTTCATCTGGCAGGGCTGCACCTTGTTGGTAGGCAACGCCACCTGAGCGAGAGGCTGCAAACTGTTCTGCCTGGTGAGCGAGGACCGATGAGTCAGGAATCATTCCTTCCTCGATCACACCAACGGGGTTCTTTGTATTGCCGATGCTCTTGCGAGCGCCTTCAGGCAACTGGCTGGTATCTATAGCCATGTTCTTTATCATCCCATCCTGCCACGCGTCGGTATCACAGCCAACGCTGCGGCAGCTACTTGTTTTTCTTGCGTGTTCAATACCCCGGCTGCTTGCAAGCGCTCAAGGACCGCGTACGTGTCGGTAACTGGAGGCTGATACGTGCCAGGGGAGAAAGATTTATCCACAGGACGAGCACCATTGAGGACAGGACCGCCGGGCATAGGTTGCGCAGCAATACGTTCAACCTGACCTTTTACCACCTCCAATGAGGTGCATACTTCGTCAAGGCTTGATTGTGTCGGCACAGTTGCCAAGCGAGAAACGATATCCTCCAGGCTTCTCTGGATAGGGGATATATCAATATCAGGTGCATGTGACCGGGCAAAGGTGCCCGCAATCGCATGCATCCGGGAAATGGGCGTATGTAGTTCTTGCACCATCCGGGCAAGCAATATTTCAGCAATGCGCTCGGCCATCTTGCTTGCATCGTGGTCAGGATCAAGTGTGCTGTCCGCGCCTGCTACATCGATGTCACCATCGTTATCGGGATCAAGCGCACGTGTCATGGCCTGGCAGTCTGGACAATCACAGACCTTCATCATCTGCATCGCACTCTGCATGGCGCTATCACGTGCACCGTGGACGGCTGACTTGGTGTCAGTCGATATACGCGCTCCTGCTCGCTCAACCTCTGGCTCTGTAATGGTTGGAGAAGTGACAGGTTCTGGAGTTGGCGCAGGCTCTTCTGGCTCAGCGGTATCGATCAGATCAGTGAGGCCATCAGCGCGGCAAATGGTGAGACCAAAGGCATCGGGGTTAGAGGGATTATCAACCAGGCTCACTTCAGTCAGTTCGTAGTCAAGCAAATAGGGGTAGGTTTCTCCGTCACGCTCAATCTTGCCCCAAACAGGCTTCGTAGCTCCGACACTATAGCCGGTCAGTATATTCTCTTCAACCTTTGCCCAGGTGTCAGGAGCACCTCTTGAAATGCGGGAGCGCAGCCAGATATTTCTATTATCGTCATCAAAAACGACACCGACACCCTTTGCTACGGCTTTGCGGTCATGCATCTCCCTCACATTGGCAGTGCGCTCAACCCATCTCTGAAAGGCCCGCTTGCTCCCCTCATAACTGAAGATGGTTTTATAGGAGTCTAGTGCCTCAGAAGTAACTAGCCCTTCAACTTCCCGCTTCTCTTTGTCGATGCGAGTGATAGGGGCATAAAGCATGGCTTGCTCTGGCATGTCCGCCCTGTCGCTGCTCTTGTCATCTCCACCGGTCTGCCACGCCTTCGGCAGTTTGAAGCCTTTGCGCTTGGCGATCCTGATGGCTTTCGCTTTGACCGCAGCGGGATCGGCTGCATGTCCAATGAGATGAGCAGCAGCTTCTAAATGAGCCTGTGTATCGATAGGGAATGATCTATCAGGTCCGGCAAAATCGGCACTATCGATCTTGTCGCGATCAGCTTGTGGGATGTAGCGCTCAATGCCTGCATCATTCTCAGGCCATACGGCTACGCGTTCAACTGTCTCGTCTTCTGGCATAATAAAAGCCACCTTCCACAGCGGAGGTGGCCTGGTGACCTGGAGAGTGGTCTAGGGGCCTATCTATAGACATTTGTTACATGTAGTATAACGATTGATTAGCAGTTTTGCAAGTCGCAGACAAGCGCGATGAGTGAAATATTGGAATGTGAGGCAAACTCACTCCAGACTTTCTCTAGTTTTGATTGCGAAATAGCATGAATGGTATTGCAAGATCGGCAATGGATCTCTAATCCACCAGGGACAATACGGAAAAGAGGCCGATGCCAGACAGGACACTCAACGCGTAAGTGGGGCGATGATTGAGATTGATCAAGCATTATTCACGCTCCCTTTTCAGATGAATAGCTCTATTCGTTGCGTGCAATGGCCGCATTTGCCATCATGGAGGCTTGCTCCAAATAAGTGAGTGCCAATGACTGCTCACGTGATGATGGTGTCAACTCCACGATGAGCAACGCTAGCTCTTTCGCCTTATCACGCAACTGTCCATACCGCTCTACCTGATCATCTTTGGGCGCGTGGTAAGTGAAATCTCGCTCAATACGCTGTTTCATTGCCTCTTTATCTGGTTGCATATTTATTTACTCCTTTATAAATATAATATCTTCTTTTGCCCGGTTGAATACTTCTTTGACCTCTTCAACCGTCGCGCAACGCTCCAGATCTGCACTCACCCACTCGTGCACAGCATCAGAGAGAATCGTCGTGGTGAAGCCTTTAAACCCATTGCCACGCTTCACATCATTGAGCGCTCGCCCTCGCCAGCGGTTCAATTCCAGGATCACATCGCGCTCGGTGACTTCATTCGACTTCCTCTCTGTTCGTGCCGATTGCGCTTTCGCTGGAAGTTTGCCCGTATCCTCTTCCTCTGTGCTCTCATCTG